CTAAAAGGCACGGCCCCGGCTGTTCCCGAGGTGTCCCCTTGGACAAGAGAAACAGGTGTTCCACCGTCCGACTGAAAGCGAGCATAGAGACCACGGATAGCCATAGTTGCTGCGTTAACATCCCCTGACTCGACCGTGTTGTTATACACCTCTTGTTCTTGGTCTGTTAAAGCTGTTGCTGCCCACTCGGACATAGCCTCGTAGTTCTCAGCGCCTCCAGCCTCCTGCATCAAGGTTTGTTGTTGTTGGTTAGCCACGGCTTCGTAGCCGTTAACATACATATCAACCATCTCCTTAGGAATGCCGTTAGCCTCAAGGGACTTATAGGTCTCCTCGGATAGCTCACCGGTCTCGAAGTATTCTTCGGATGCACTGGTGACAGCACTGTTAGTTACCTCTGGTTCGCTGGTAGCGTTGTCTTCGGTCTCGGATGGCTCGGCTTTGTTCTCGTGGAACTGCTTTTCGAGGTTGCTGTAAGCGTCTGCTAAAGCCTCCGGGTTATCAAACTTCTCCGGTAACCACTCAGGGCGTTCCGGAGTTGCTTCAGCCGTTTCGGGCTGTTGTTCTTTGGCTTGCTCATCTTGCATAGCAGCCTGTTCTTCAAGAGATATATTCTCCTGTTCTGTGGGTTCGCTAAATGTAACGCTTTCCATATTTATTCTTGTGGTTCGACTGATGGCATGTTACCCGCCAACGCCTGATCGTTCAAGGCTTTAATACCGGCTGGTCCTAGCTTCTCAGTCATAGCTTGCATCTGTTGCATCTGTGCTTCTTGTTGCATCTGCTCGGCGCTCTTGATGAGTCCTTCGGTCTTGATACCGAGAGCAGTTGCACGACGCTTAAAGTAGTCTTCAACATTAACAAACTGGCCGATAGCTTCTGGTCCTACGACCTGAGCAGCACCGGCAAGGAATAAATCTAATTTAGAAAGATCGTTACCTCTACCAAGGGCTTCTACCCCGGTAACAATAACTGGCTTCACCAAGTCCTTAGGAAGCTTAGGTAACATCTTCTTCTTTTGCATGACTGACATGATGCGCTTCACCAATGGTAATTGCATCTCAGCAGCAAGGAGCGAGTAAAGACCACCTAGGGAAGCCTCAAGCTCTTGGGATAACATACGGATCTCCTCGGCTGTCACACGCTCGGCCTGTCGGACCACACCTGAGGTCAACAAGAAGGCAGCACCAAGGCGGTCCTTGATTGCTTCCATGGTAACCTGGGCTGTCCTAAAGTCGTTGAACTTATCTAGCTGGAGAGTGTTAACATCAGCGGCGTTGCCTTGGACAATCGCACCGTTGGGGCTTTCAGCTAACGTCCGGGCTCTTGTGGTGCCATTAGGGTTAACAAGAAAGAGAACCTTAGCAGCAGCAGACGATCCTTCGACAATAGCACGGGTCAACGCTTCGAGACTTTGGATGTCACCGAGGTATTCCTCAACGAACCCACGTCCGTAAGCTTCACCGTCAATCCTAGAAAGTCTTAAAGGGATGAATGGGTTGCGGTCCATTGTTACCTTACCACCAGCATACGGAATATCTACACCATTAACATCCTGAGTGATCACCCAGTGTTTGGCTTTCCTTTTACAAGATGTAAACAAGTCCACCTTAGCGTCACTTTCGGCAAGGTTCGGATCTTGTTGTTGAAGTCGTTGGCGTATCTCCTCCGAAAGAGTGCTGAATGCAACAGACTCCTTGGTGGCCACAGATAACAAATTACCCATAGGGTCACGCTGGACAACAAAGCGGTCGAGGTGAAAGACTCGTAGTCCTCCTTCATCCGGTAGATATAACAAAGCGTTACCGGTGATGATGAGATGCTTAAGGGCTTCGTGAAGAGCAACCCGGTATGCACCTCGGGTAACCTCATCCATCACTAGCTCCTCAAGGGCTTGGAGAGATGCTTCGATCTCACTCATTAACTCAGGTGGAGTCTCGTCCTCGGCAAGCTTCTTTTCGTTGGCTTGGAATCTAAAGAAAGGTGAGTTAGGAGGCAACAACGCAAGGAGCAGCTTAGAGGCAAGATTGTTAACACCACGGGAACCAACGCCACTGAAAGGTGTCTCTAGGCGACTGTGGGGACCGAAGCCCTCCTCAGGCATAACATAAGGAAGCGTCAGCTTTGAACAGGCCCGTCCTCGGTCAAGGTAGGAATACCGTGCGCCTTCTAGGGTGGTATAGAGTTGCTGTGCTGTCTCGACGTGCATGTGTTATTGTTGTTAAAGTAGTTCCTCGGGTTGAGGTTTGATTGATAAAAATTCTAGTTGAGTAAGCTCTTGAACACCCTCGGCATCTTCAAGCATCGCGTCATCGTTAGCAGTGAATCTCCAGCAGTCGATAGCTATGAGTCGTCCACTACCATCAGTAGCTTCTGCCAGGTTAGCAACAGGTGGGAGTCCGGTGAGTGTTGTTCCTTGTTTGTTAGGATAGCCACGGTCAGAGTCTACGGCTGCAACAAGTCCCGTGTAGAGTTCGTCGGGTTTGACGACGTAATAACGAAACCCAGTGTCAGCTCGTGACTGTTCGATTTCTGTGAGTGGTTCTTGTTGTTCGTCCATTAGTCAGGTAGGTCTAGTAGTTCTAACTCATCTTCCATCTCTAGGTCTTCTTCGATAGGTGGCTCCCAGCTCAAGCGTTGAAGGTAGGTCTCAAGGTTAATCTCTTCGATACCCTCTAGGTCAAAGTTATCAGACTCAAGGATGCCACTGCGCTTAACACAATACAACCTGTCGCTGTTGGTCTCAGGGTCTAAGAATGTCTTATCCCACAGTGCCAACCACCTGTCAGTGCCGTTGCCGTCTGGTAGACCTCGGGCTTCGTTTCCGGCGGTCGTGAGCTGCTCGTAGGATGCCTGATTGGAGAACCTAAAGAATCTATGGGTTTCGTCTGTCATTACTTAAAGTGTTACGTTGTTAACGATGATGCTCCAGCCTTTGGCCTTGAGTGATGTTACTGCGGTGTTCGTCGCGGCACTGAGTGTGTCACCGTTGTAGTCGATGTCGATGCCGCTGTCTATTGCGCCACCACCAGCAGCTCCCGTTGCGGTTCCGTATTTGCCTGATGCGTCGATGGCTGTCAGTATGTTCTCGACCGATTGAGCGGTGAGATTCACGCAGCCGTCCCATGCGTTGTTGAATACTCCGCTTGCAAGACTTGAAGGATTCCAGTTGGCGAAAACGTCTTCGGAAAAGTCGGTTAGTGATGAGCAGTTTAACCACGTTGAATCCATTGTAACAGCTACAGGTAACGAAACGTCAAACGAAGGGAGCGATGAGCATCCGTCGAATGCAAAACGCAAGTCCGTCGCCAAAGGAAGAGCCGCATTAAAACTTGTTAGAGACGTGCATATACGCCATGCTGCAAAAGCGTTAGTCGCTAATGAAAGGTCCGAACTAAAACTTGTAAGAGTGGTGCAGCTTTGCCACGTGCGAAACAATCTACTCGCTGTGGGCAACGGAGTGCTAAACGAAGTTAGTCCACTAGACTGCCATGCGCTTTCAAAGTTCACATTGTTCGCCTCCGTGCCGAGCTTTGCGTCAGCCGGGAATGACGTTAAGAGTGCCGTTCCTTGCCAAGCAGATGAAAAATTTGTTGAGTTTGAAGCGTCGATGGCTCCAAAACTACTTAAAGGCGTAAAGAACCACCCTCTTGTTAAGTTAATACCTTTACTTAAATCCAACGCCGGAAAGCTTTGAAGTCCACTGTCTCGCCAAGCGTCGGCAAAGTTCACATTGCTTGCACTCGTGCCTAGCTTTGCGCCGCTTGGGAATTGTTGAAGTGATGTGCAATTTTGCCATGTTTGAGAAAAATTAGTACAGATTTCAGCATGTATCGCGCTGAATGAGGTGAGAGCGGTTTGGCCCTTAAAAGCTTTAATTAAATTTAATGCATTTTGAAAACTACTATGTCTAAATTCAACAATGTCTGTTCTATTATTCCACACTGACCCATAGCTGCCTGAAACCACTGAATCAGCCGCGCCTCGGTCAATCAGAAGCTTCCTTGCCGCCTCGATGTCAGCACCTGTCGCCGATTCTGGTAAAAGTAGCATACCAAAAGATTCTCCTACCCTCCGTGTAGTTCCAGCGTTACCCAAAAGATTCAACTCAGTGACCGCATTGGCATTCACGCGATACGCAAAGGTTCCGAGTGAAGTACCTACAATCTGCCAGCCAGCTTGCCCTCCTGACAGTGGACTTGCAACCACAAGGTGGTCAGCGTTGTCGTTAAATGTAACCTTGTAGCCATCCCGTGTCGGCTGGTCGTTAACTGTAGATTGGCTAACAGAAGCGTTAAGTGTATTATCTGAACCAACAATATTACCACCCCAAAAGCTCACAAAGGCAGCAGGGTCAACGATAGGGAAAATCTGCGGGTCAAAGAAGTAGTAACCAAAGCCGTCCTTGAGATCAAACACGTTGTTCCTATTATTAATATAATTACGAACTGAGTCAGCTTGGGCGTCGGTGATGGACGCAGGGAAGAGAGCGAGGTATTCTAGGTCGATTGCGACGGCATCTTGTCCAGCAAGTGTTAAAGCTCCAATTTTAAACTCCTCTGAGCTTATTTGGTCCATCGTGTCGGTCCTATTTCTTTCGTCAGCGTTGTTCGCCCGACTTCTTTGCTCTCCCGCTTGAAATTTTAGCTCATGTAATATGTCACCGTTGGCATCGTCAAACATCCCGTCGTGTTGAGGTCTCCACCCGACATTTCCATAATATGAGTCGATGTCATTTGTGTTTCCGTTGTGGCCACTTACAAGAAATCCTGTGCCATTATAATCAAAAGCACCAGTTGAATTAATACCAAATATTCTGCCGGATGGCTCACCACCATTACCAAGCACACTAAAGGCTGCAAAGAAATAACCGCTATCAATCGTCTGGTTTAACAAACCTCCAAGTGCCGTATTTGCACCATCGAACCGCAAGACACTCTTCTTGATAACCGTGGCTGGGTCGTTGCCGGACTGGTTGATTGTTACCGGACCGCCGACACTTGCTTGAAACTTGGTGTCACCGTGGCGAATGCTCGTTGACCCGTTGAAATCACAATCGAAGACGACCGAACTACCGACCGTGAGCTTGGCCTTTTGAATCGCGTAGTTACCAGAATGGCTTAGGTTGTTATTCTGTGCTAACTCAAGCGTGTGTGTAATTGAACCTGATTGGTTGTGGTTCAAATTTTGACTAACAATAACGTCGTTAATTTTTACATACATTCCAACCGACCCGTATCCATATTTTATATTAACAGGAGTTCCTAGGGTAATACCTGATGCACTTAGAGAACTATTGATATTTTTTGAGAAGGACCTTACGCGTCCATCTGAATAGATGAGTAGACCAAACCCAGAATTGTAATCAGCTCCACCCATGGGCATTATGTAGTTCCCAAAATTACTAATCACCATGTCCACCTCAGCTTCCCAAGTCTCGTTGGAGCCAATGGTAACACTCGGACCTTCAGCGTAGTTTCCGGCAACGTCAGGAATGTAAAGATAACCACCAAGGTCACCCGATGGATTCTTGATGAGCGGCAACGCTTTAGGCTGGTTTAAGGCTGTCCCTTGTTTCGCATCGCCGCCCTTGTTACTGCCTCTGGCGAGATTGCGTAACACCGGAGTCGGCTCAAGGAAATCAGCGGTCGTCAGGGCTTCTGCTAGAACATCTCCAGATGTCGCTGAGTTCGTCAGTGTGGATAGATTGAGTGCCATTTGTTAGAGATTGTCTGAGTGATAAGGCCAAAATAGGATTCTGCGGAAATAACCACTAAATACATCACTATAGCCGCCTCCTATTTTAAGGATATTTGCTGAAGAGAAATTTCCGTTATAACTGCCGTCAGATGTTGAGCCGTCTAAAGACAGTGAACGAGATGCAGGTGATGCTGATTTATAGGTCAGAGCCAGTCTCATTAACTGGTTAGCTACCAATGGAGATTTATTCATACCAGTCCCAGCGTCGAAGCTGGTGATTTGAGCCGAGCCGGAGTCTTTGTAGAGGAAAAATTGAGAAGCCGACTGACCGACAATGTAACTGTGAGATGAACCTGTGACCTGTCTATCGACTACCTCTACATAAAACGTTCCTTCAGAACCATTATAGAAGTCACTAAAGGCACTGCCGGTAATCTCAAGGTTGTCAGCGGCTCGCGTTCTTGCTGCGGCGTTTCCGCCTGCTGTCGGTATTAGGGACGTGGCCACGCTTCCGGTCTCGACTTGTGCGCCCCATACAAGAACATCAGCGATATTGGACAGACCAGAGACACTGATTTCTCTTAGACCTATGGTAATGCCTGTAGTCGTCGCTGAGATTGCACCATAAACATTAAACCGTTGCCAATCAGGAGTAACTGTTATCTTTTTAACATTTGTTCCCGACGCATCAGTCGTCTCGTAGATGACCATTTCGTAAGATTCAGTTGTGTTTGATTTTAAATAAACACTTTTGGTAGTAATAGCCCCTGAGCTTGTCTGAGCAGAGTCAAAGATAACTGATTGGTCCCCTACTGAAGTCCCACTTCCTTTATTAAACTGAACTCTTGATGCGCTCAGAGTGCCGTCAGGAGAGGTTCCAAAATCAGGTGTGACTGTTGGCGCAACGCCAGTTCCTGCCCCGAATTTAGTCCACGCTGCATTACTTATGTTTTCACTGTTCGTTAGCAAATTTGTAGCAGCCGGCTCCACCAGAATCATCGGCACTCCATCAACGTAATCCACGCGCACCGTGTTCGCTGGGGCTGACGCTATGTTACCGTTGACATCTGTGAACGTGGCGGTTCCTGCGCGGGTCGCTGTGATAACATTAAGCGTATCCGGCTTGCTTGGGTCTAGGTCTAGTGTTGGGTTCTCAAGGGTTCCAATCATGGAATCCCGAGCGTCAAAAAGAAGGAAAGGGTCAAGATCGTTGGGGTGAAACTCACCCAAGCTGCTTAAGCGATGTGTAAGCGATGTGGTAAACGGAATTGTAACACTCCTGTTAATCGCGGGCCTACTTAGCCAAGGCTTAAAACTGTCCTTCTTCTTCGACATATTCCCTAGAGATAGATTGGTTTGATAACAACCTTCACACTGAAGGAGCTACCGGCACCTGTAACATTTACGCGGATGTCTGACAAGGGAGTAGTGAACAATCCACCACCGTTACCAGTGAGAGTTGTGTCGTCACCTAGGGCAACATAAGTGGTCCCGATCTTTTGCTCAAGGCTGACGGTGGCTCCGTCGAATGTCCCGGCTACAAAGAATCCACTAGGTGTCCCGGTGCTAGTGTTAACTGCGGGTGTGGTTGTTGAATCAAAGGTACCAGCACCACCGCTTAGGTTGGAGTTGGCGATTGTTATGTCTGTGCTAAAGTTTGGCATATCGTGTTGTTAGTAGTTAGAGGTGTTAATGCCAGTGCTTGAGGCTGTTCCTAAGCCACCCATAGTCGGCCTACGAACCACAAGGGATGCCGCACCACGTCTCTTCTTTTTCATCGGGGCCTCTTGCTCAGGTTGTTTAACTGTTTCAGCTACGGCTGTTGGGGGTGGTGGAGATGCGGGAGGCTCCTGCTTGGGGATTTTTGGGCTCATGCACATGGGTTATTCGGGGGTAAGGAATTGGTTCTCTAACTGGTCTTCATGAAGGGTTTTTAGAAAGTTAACAATCTCCCGCTTCCCCATATAAAAATCAATCTCCCGAAGCGAATCGCTAGGGGAGAAATCTTTGCTCGGCACGCGTTCGTCCAAGAACTTTATAAGGTCATCTGGTATACTCGGAATGTAATCATTCATGTTGGACTTTCCTACTATGGTCCTTATTAGCTATACAACTGCGTTCAAGGTGGGCCAAAGCACGCCAAGCAACAGCCGCCCACTCGCCCTCAAGCATGTGTCGGAGCATGGCATCAAGCTCATCCTTGGACTTACTCATGTCCCACCATATCTCATCTTCGGGGTGATGTTGGATGTTACCTTTGTAACTTTGTTTGGCTACTTCCACCAAGGCATGGGGAAAATAACACATCAACCCACGATACAATGGGATCTGTTTGCGCTCCTCGGCGGTGCCTTCGATTGTTATTGTGTTGGGGTCCATAGCTTTATCTCCTTTGTTTCTTTGTTGTAGTATCCATCTCTAAGGATGAAGGCCATCCGGGCATTGAGTAGGGCATCCTCCTCGGTCATCCCAGATTTCTCGTAGGTGTTAACAACAGTCTGCCACTCGGCACCGTCCTTGTTAAGAATCTTTTCGGCTGTCTTTAGGCCCACCCTTGGGACACCAAAGTAACCATCGGTCGCGTCACCAGCAAGGGTTTGCACTAGGTGTTGGAAGTCTGCCTCCTCTTTTGTTATCTTTCGTAGGTCGTCCTTAAGGAAGTTATACCAAGTGCAAGGGACGGTCGCGAAGTCCTTGTCTCCACTAACAATAATCGAACCCTCAGGGTCACGGCTACCAATGATACCTAGGACATCGTCAGCTTCCAAGCGGTCCACCCGAAGATACTTCCACTCATCACAGGCCCACTCACGAAGATCGTTGATGCCTAAGGGGGATCGCTTGTCCCGGCGGTGGGCTTTGTAGAGTGGGTTAAGCTCATGGCGGTAGGTGTAACGATCCGAGAACACCATTGTTATCTCATCACCGTTGTCTTCGTATGCGTCAAGGATCTCACAGATACAATCAGTCACCATGATAAAGGAATCCTTGAGGTCACTGAAGTCAGCGTGGACTGTGAAGATGTCATCGTCCCATCGGATCTCCTTCTCGGCTGCAAAGGCAGCACGGTAAAGAAGCATGTCGCCGTCTATGTATATTTTTTTCATAATGATTAGTGTGTGTCCTTCCAGGTTTTACCAATGCTATACTCACCGTCGAGTGGGCATCGGAAGCGTAACAACTTACCAGCCTTTGCTAGTGAGTCACAGAAGAGTTGACCGAGTTCCTCCGCGTGTTCCTCAAGGCAACTGAACTGGACCTCATCGTGGATGTTACCGTGAAGCTCGTAGGGGTGAGGTGCATCCTCGTTAAATACAATGAGTGCCTTCTTCATCAGAATCGCCCCGCTTGACTGTAACAAAAGATTGCATGCACTGTGGACCGAGCGAACCGGGAGTCGTCTTCCATCCAATCCCCCAAGCCATTGCTTACCTTTTAGAGCTTGCTCGATGTCTTTTTGAAGTCGCTTGATGGAAGGAGTCTTTCGCATGAACTCGGCCTTAAGTCGTTTACCCTCTCGTCTACTTCCACCAACAATAGAGCCAATCTTCTGGTCACCGGCTCCGTAAAGGAAAGCATAGATGAAAGTCTTTGCGTGGTCTCTAGTCGGTAGGCCAGCCGCCTGTTGATTAGCGGTGTGAATGTCCCCTTCAATAATTGTCTTTGCATACGACCCTTTGTCATAAGGATAGAGGTAATGGGCAAGACACCTGAGTTCCAACCCACTGGCATCAGCACCAACTAACACTTTCCCTTCCGGTGCTGTGAACAGATCGCGACACTGGGAACCATAGACAGCACGTGAAGCTGGGACTTGGGCTACGTTAGGCTTACTGTGGGTGCATCGTCCGCTAACCGCGCCGTTTGTATTGACCTCACCGTGGATGCGTCCGTCCCTGACTAATGTTAACCACGCTTGACGACCTTCGGCTACCTGTCCTAGGCGTTTACTAATAAGGAGATACTCCAATAACAACTTAGCCTCCGGCTTATCGATCTCCTTAAGGACTGCCTCATCAATCTTAGGTCGCTTCCCTTCGTAAGCCTCTGGCTCCCACCCCATCTTCATCAAGCGTTCTGCTATCTGGTCCCGGCTGTTCGGGTTGAACGGGATGGTCTTGGTTTTGTTACCAGTCTTTGCTGCCTTGTCTGCAAGAACTTGCTTCAACTTATTCTCCTTGAGGACTAGCTTAAGCCCACCCTTGGTTGCAGCCGTGTAAGTCTTACCGTCTACCTCAACTTGCCAACCCTTTGGGGTCTTCATCTCCTCGGTGGTTGACGGGAACATGTCTTGGAGTTGGTCACGGAGTTCAGCCCGACGTGCCATAAGTTCTTCAGCAAGCTCGTTAGCTTTCTTGATGTCGAAGGGCCACCCGTTCATTTCCTGTTGAGTCATCAACTCCGCGAAGTCATGCTCAAGAAATAACATATCTGCTGATGGCTTCTGGGACATGAAGTGAAGGAACAGATCCACCACCACATTAACATCCTGCTCACAGTAGTCTTGCATCTCTTGGCTCCATTGGGTCCAGTCCTCGGTGGCACCGTGGTCATCCTTTTCGTTACCCAAGCGGAGACCCCAAGCCTTCAAACTGTGTCGTCCTCGTAGGTTCTTCGGAAACTCTTCGCCTCGTCTACAGTCTTCTGTGAAGAGATCAGGGTGCATGACTTGTGACATAACCTTGGTGTCAACCACGCGTGCGCTTATCTCATAGCCTAGCTTTCGGAGTGCGGGTGCATCAAAGTTGATCGCGTTGTGACCACAGATGTTATAGGCTGAGTTCAACATGGCTACACCTTCATCTAGGTTGTTAGCGTTGGAACTAAACGAGTGCATCTTGGAGGCATCCGGGTCGTAGATAGAGATACAGTGGAGATCTTTTAAGCCAGCTAGGGTAGGCCAGAAGTCAATAGCGTTGGTCTCTATATCGAAATAGAG